GTCGCGAGAGGCTTGTCCCGAAACATATGGAAGGCTCCGAAATCAATCCACGCTAGATAGGGAGTCTGTGTGACCTCCCGAGCCCGAACCATGCACGTTAGCTTCTCAAGCTGAATCCAAAAATACTCGTGGGTATCCTTGGAGGGCCACCGTCCAGCCGGAAGGGAGACGTCAGAGGGGCCGGTTGGTCGCGGGATCGGAACAATCGTCACATTCGGCGACGTCTCCAAGGAGAGAGTCTCGTCCACATACGCCACAATCGGAAGACCGGTTGCGGCGAGATGTGCAAAGTGGTCCAGATACGCCGAGAGAGGGCGATATCCATTGGTTGGACGAATTAACATCGTGACAAACGTCACAGATCGAGACATGCGGTCTGTTTCTTGTCCTCAGGGCGAGTTCCTTTAGACCGATGCTCAACGACCTCATCCCAGAAGGCCTGGAGCTGCGGAAGGTGGTCCGAGAGCCAGTTCGGGTCCTTGGGCACAAAGTCCTTCTTGATGGACTGAAGCACCCAGTAAATCATCTGGTAGTCCTCGCTGTGGGTCTCCACATCATAGACAACCCGCCCGTCCTCATAGACAGCGAAGACTCCCTTGCGCTTGTCCGTCACCTTGGACCATTCCGTATAGTTGACCTGCTTGAAGCGGAACTCTACGTATTCGCACTCGTCAATCCCCGTGCACTCCATTTGCATCTGCATCTGGTGCACGTAGCCGATCGGGATCTCTGGCTTCTCCACGCGACTCATGGGGCACTTGAACTCCACCAGCCGTCCATAGCGCCGCGGATCATCGTCCAGCGGAATGATGAGTCCATCTGGCGAGGCTCCCAGGAAGGAATACCGCGGATGCTGGGCACACGAGACATCCAGAATCGTGCACCGCGTCGTCTCCTCGTAGATGCGCTTGGCCACTGGCTCAAACCGAGTTCCCCAGAGGAGGGCGGGAATGGGGATCGAGGTCGCTGAGTCCCCCGTGGAGGGAGGCTCCAGCTTTCGGAGCATCACCTCCTTCCGACCCTCGGGAGTGCCAAAGATCTTGTAGACCTCGGAGGCTGTAATCATTTCGCCTCGCTTCGTGTGCCACTGCGCGGTACGCTGATCGTTTTGCCCGTAAAGACGGAGTACACGCTCAAAGGCTCGGTCGCGGAGCCAGAGACGTCCGACGTCTCCGAGCATAAGGGCGTCAACGAGGGGGGCAACATGACGTTTGAGTGCTCCATACGAGAGCCCGGGTTGTAGAGTACGGCAATAGAGTAGGAAGTGGCGGACACGAGTGCCGAGATGAGTACAGGGACGATTTTCAAGGAGCCACTGAGAGAGGACATCCTCCATTACTCCTTTGTCTCGTCATTCTGCGAAGGTTCGTTTTCAGGCGGACGCGCCAGGAAGGCCTGGAACTCCTCCTCCGTGATGCGCGGGATGACAATGGTTTCGGGCTCGGGAATCTCGGTGCCGTCCAGGATCTTGGTCTCGGTGGTCATGTCCGCCCACATCTGCTGAACAAGACTCTCCAGCTCGGACGTATGCGCCTCCAGGAGGGCCAGATCCGCGCCCGCCTCCGGGTTCATTGCGAACGGATCCACGTCAATCTCCACCGTCCAAAAATTGTCGGGCAGTTTCGTCTCGCTCATTGTACAACCAAAGCCATTTTCTATGAAAGCCCTGAACTCACACATGGAGACCATTACCTCAAAAGAAGACATGGTCCTGCGGCGTCTGTCTACCTTCTACGCCAACCCCGAGAACCTGCGTCGTGTCCAGCCGATCCTCACCGGTGAGTCCAAGATCAGTCTGCGTCTCCTGGATTGGCTTGTGACCAATTATGCAAAGAAGTACAATATTGCCTATCTCGCCAAGTCCGGACAGGACGTCAATGTCTACCTCCGCTACAAGGCCAACCTGCGCGCGTATAGCAAAAAGATGTTTGATCCCTTCTGTCGCTGGAAGAAGATCACCTTCCTCGGCCTCAGTACGACAGTCGGGCAGCTGAACTTCTTTCAGTGGGTCCTGGATGATGATGTCCTGGAGTATTTGGAAGCGAATTATGATGCGGTGCAGCAGGACATGGATGCGTGCTCCACGACCATCCAGCCCAAGGAGGGCGATCGCCGGAAGCGTCACGAACTCTCGCGCTCGGCGACCAAGTCTATCTGTCTCTCGGCGTTCCCGCTGTCCGTAAAGTTTGAGTAGCCTAGAATAATGTATTCGCGGTTGGTTCCGACCTTCCTCTACACAGATGTCTCTCCGGGCATTACAGAAACTGATGTGGATGTCGTCTCCGATCTCTGGACGATGGACGGACGGGATGTCTATCGCGGCGCCCGGGATCCGCGCTATACCCATGCAAACGTCTATTGGCTCTATGACGAAGATCTCCAGCGAGTGGGCTGCTCGGAGCACAGTCTCACGGATCACGGCGACATTCGGCTGCTCTGGTTTCAGGAGTCCACATTTGGGACGCTCCTGCAGGAAGAGGGCTGGACGACCGGCGGCGAGCTGTGGAGCCGGCTTCCGCGCCAACCCTTTGAGCGGTTCATCAACGAAGGCTGGACAACGGCCGAGTCCTTCTTGGAGCAATGTCTCCACGGCCCGCTTCGGATCGTGACGCCAGCGATGCTTCACAGTCTGCCGACGGTCTATACCTGTGCCACCTGTGGAAAACGCTCCCTTCGGCCGTCGCGGTTCTGTACGACGACAGAGGCGCCTCTGGACTTCCCCCAATTGGAAAAGGTGTTGTTTGTGGATGAAGACATGGTGCTTCATGTTCCGCCCCCCGAGTCAACCGTGTTTACACGGCTGCAGCCACGACACGACGACGATTCGCAGCCGGCTTCGCAGGCTCAGGAGCCGGTGCAGGAGCCGGAGCCGGAGCCGGAGCCGGTGCAGGAGCCGGAACCTCAGCAGGAGCCTCCTCCTCGTCCAGAGCCGGAGCATTCGTCTCCTCCTCAATCTCGTCCGCGAACACCTGAGCCGCCGTCAGACGCTGGGGAGGAGCAACCCGCGCATGCGTGATGCGCCAGGTGACACCGAAGCCCTGTCCGGAGACGTAGACGCTGGGCGTGACGACGAGAGAGGCCTCCACGCGCTTGGGGAAGACCGTAGAGATGTTCTCAAGGTCCACAGCGATCGGCTTGCCGGTGCTGTCGGCGACATCCATGCTGACGACGCCATCGTAGACGGGAACCTTCATGCGGAAGCTCGGAGGATACTTGCCGCTGGGAACCCACTCGCCGTTGACACGCTCCACGCTAGGGCTGAGGAACTGCTTCATGATGTCGGTGAGGACCTCGCGGGTGCGAGACTTGCCGAACCACTTGGTGCTGTTCGCACTGCCGACGTCCAGGAGCTTCTCCTGCATGTCCAGGAGGAAGTTGTAGAGGTTGCCGAGGTCGCCTGCGGACGCATCCGCGCGCTCCTTGGCGTAGACGTCACAGCCCTTGAGCGTGAGCGCCATCTGATAGGTTGAGCCGTTCTCGGTCTCGCGGATGTTGATTCCCATTGGGTACATTGCCTTGGGGATGCGGATCTGGAGGCTCTGGCCGTTGTACTTGATCGGAACCGTCTTGCCGCCCGCCTTGTTCATGCGGATATCGCCAAAGGAGACCTTGGAAGCGTCGAGGTTAGAGACAGAGATGATCGCAGGGGTAGACATTGTGTGAGAGTATACCTGTCTCCTCCCCGCAAACCCCCGATCCGTTTTCAGAGCATGTTTCTGAATTGATAAGAGATGCCCGTGTGTGCGTCGGTGCGGAAGAAGGGGAGCCTGGAGCAATGCCGCTCCAAGGCCCTCATCGGACATACATTGTGTGGCATTCACGCGAAATGCAAAGTGCCGCGGCTGTGGGTTGACGCGCATCAGGACAAGGTCGCCCCCCTCATCCGGATTCAAGCGTGGGGTCGGGGCTGGTGCATTCGTCGGAGACTCGCACTCGCTGGGCCAGGAGTTCTCCATCGCGTCGGACTCTCCAATGACGATGATCTGGAAACGTGCGAGACGTCGGATCGTCAATACCCCCTGGACTACTTTGCCTTTGAGGAGAATGGCAAGATCTGGTGGTTTGATTTTGCGACGCTCTGGAAATGGGCGCAACGTTCCACCGAGCCGTCCAACCCGTATACCAAAGTGCCCTTGTCGGCTGAGACCCGAACGCGACTCCGGCAGATGTGGTCCTATCGTCGTCGGCATCGGGAGCCCATCCCAGCGGATCCCTTCCAGTTTACTGAGCGCTTGACCATGCGATGGACGATCATCAGTCAGGCCATTGCGGATTGTGGATTCGGAACCCTGCCCGTGGATCCCTTCCTCAACCTGACCATGCACCAATACACGCGCGTCTTCCGGCTCTTACGCGACGACGTGGAGGCAACGCTGCCCGGCAATCGGTTTGCCTCGCATCTGATCCACCGATGTCTGATGACAGCGGGAACGATTGCTCCTGCCAACTTCATTCTCCAGGGGTCGTACGCCTTGATGGCAATGCTCTGTCATACCGAGACTCCGTTTCCACTGGCCTTTTGTATCCTGTCCGCCCTCCACAGGCTTTGAAAACGGATTTGTTCAGGCCACGGGAGGACGACCCTGCCCCCATGAATATCTTCGTCCTGTCTCGCTGCCCGCGCACTGCGGCTCGCCTTCACTGCGACAAACACGTCGTGAAGATGATCCTTGAAACCGCGCAATTGCTGTATACCGCCCACCATGTCGTGGGAACCCCAGAACTTCCGGAGGGAGCGTATAAGAAGACGCATG